ATATATAAGAAGCGCTGAAGCTGATACAATATCTTATGGGTAAGGGTACTCATTGTACCCTTACTCTTTTTTTATTTATATTTACTTTAAATCGCAATTAAATCTTTCCAAGTAGCAGATCCGCAAATACCATCCACTTCCAGAACTTCTTTTCTGGATTCCTGATAAGCTTTCAGAGCGTAAATCGTGTTTGCATCTGCTGTCCATGTAAGTTTCAGGGCTTTGCCGTTTTTGCCTTTAAAGCCTCTGGCTCTTAAGATTTCCTGTAAAAGGAGCACAGATGTATTTTTGTCTCCTGCTTTTACTGTCTCTGGGTTAAACATGTAGCTGCCTCCTTCTGGGTTTGTTGTCTTGTCTGTTTCATCTTTATCTGCAGATAAAACAATTGAATAGTCCGGTGTACAAAATTTTGTCCCCGGAAGATTACTGTTGTAATAGCTCTTCTGGCACACCCCGCCACCATTTGCCACGATACCGGATGCTCCGGAAGTATTTCCCTCAATCGTCCAGAACCTGTCTCCGGCTACTTTTGTTACAAAGCCGGTGTGGGTAAATGTACCGCCGTGTTTAAATATAACAATATCTCCAACTTTTGGATTGGCATTTTTTACAAATAAGACGCCTAAGGTTGGGCAGTATACATACGGCCAGTGTTTTAAGAGTTTCTTTGCATTATCCAGACCAAAAGCTTTCATGAAACACCAGGAGATAAACGCTGCGCACCAGGGCTGCCCCTGATAGGATGGTTTTATATCTCTCCAATATTTTGTATAGTTTGCTGATCCGGCATTTCCAGTCTTGCTGTCAAGCTTACTGTTATTTTTCTTTTCCAGGTACCCAATCTCTTCTTCTGCAATTCCCAGAACTACGTTGATAGCTTCACTCTTTGTCATGACTGTGTTTTCCTTTTTTATATCTTTTGCTTCGTTATAATCTTTGTAAAATATATTTCTATCTACAGTTCCGCTGATGCCAGGTATCTTTGCTTTACTGGAATACTGCCAGCCCACACCAAAGTCCGGCCGGAGTCGTTCCTGTAAAGTACCGTTATCTGATGCCGGATAACGTGCAATCCAGAAATCGTATTTTTTCAGATGGCTACAAATTACATTCAGGTACCAATCCACATTGCAATAAATACCAAATTTATATCCCGCTGCCGTGATAATCTTTTCGAATGCTTCTGCCAATTTATGGATCTGTTCAGCTCCAAGGCTTCTCTGATTATTCCATTCCAGATCCAGCCAGACCGGATACTGCAGTTTTCGCCCGTTCAGAACTTCCACGACCTTCTTGGCTTCGCTCTGTATCTCTGCAACTGTCATAGCATAGGAATACTTATATGCCCCAACCGGGATATTGTATTTCCGGCATTCAGAGAAGTTCTGCTCAAAGTAGCTATCTATCACGTTTCCCGCTTCTGTAATCCGCAGGATTGCGAACCCCATGCCGTAATCAGCAACTGTTTTCCAGTCAATTTTCCCTTGCCAGGCAGATACATCAATTCCTCTTATTTCCATGTCCGTCTCCTTTCATAGAGCGAAAAGGGATGGTTTCTCATCCCTTATTCGTCTTTATTTGCCTGTTTTACAATCTGGTTCACGTATGTAGAAAGACCGGCAATCAGTATTCCCTGTGTAATCGCTGTAAAAATTGCCATTGCAATATCCTGTCCGGTACCGCAGGTGCAGGTGGCAAACACATAGATCGCGCAGATTGCAATGCTGATTCCGCCAAGGATAAGCGGGATGTACTTATCCTTTACTGCCTGTGCCTGTTTGAGTGCCATTCCTACGAAATATAAGGCAATAGCTACTACGATGAGTTCCGGTTTTACATAATTTGTAATCTGTTCCATAATCATTCTCCTTTTCTTTCCAGGTCTTCTATTCTATGATTCGCAACCTTAATCTGTTCCTCATGTACACTCATTTTTTCTTCCAGAGCATAAGTTCTTTTGATAAGGTTATTGTGTTCATTTACTCTTTTAGTCAGCTCTTCCAGCTTATACTCCATAAGAGTTCGTGTCTTTTCCTGCTGTGCATTATTGCTGATCACACATACAATTAATGTAACCGCCGCACTGATGCAGGCTGAAATGATTGTTTCCATTTCTTTTTCCTTTCTGGCAATTGCGCCGGCGCAATTTTAGATAAAATAAAAGAAGCCTCTCGGCTCCGCTCTGATTCTTCTCATAAATTTCTCCTAAACAAAAAGAGAGCATTTCTGCTCTCTATATTGTGTGTTTTATATGGAGTATGTTTTTTTGCAAGCCCAGTTAAAATGTTTCTTTAAAGAATCCAGCCTTTGCCAATTCCTCGCTCATTTTTTCATCTTGGCTCTTTCCATCATTCTGAATTTTGCCAAGCAAATCATTAAGCATATCTTTCAGCTGACTTATGTTTGTGCTCAAATACCCATCCATTTGTGCACGGCTTAATTCGTATATCCTGCCACGTTCCAATTGATTCAGTTTGTTACTAATATTTAAAAGTTCACTACTATACCTTTTTGAAATGTCATAATCCAGTTTACTCATCGCTTGTACCTCCATTGTTTTTTTATTTATTCTATCATCCTATTTATAGAGATACAATCGTTAATTGGAAGTTTTGATAGTTAACTAAAGCTCTCGTCCCAAAAGTCCATGAGCAGTAAACCCTTGTATTTACAGGAATTTTCTCGTATCTATTGCTATCATCAGTACCAATCTGCTTTAGTTAATTAGTTTCCGCTTTCGGTTCTTCTTCCTTATTAATATCCATCAACTCATTATACTGTTCCTCTGTGATTCTCCCAACTGCAAAAAACACATCAATCTTATTCTTTAAATCATCTGTAAGTCCGTTTCTTTCTTTAAGTTTTAATAATGTTCTATATAACATAATCATACCTCCAATTCTGTAAGTGCTACTGCGTATTCGCTGTTTACATAGGCTTCTGCTGATTGTAAGTCCATATCATAGATGTAATCTCGGTTGTCGTTTAACTGTTGCTTCACATAGTTCCAACCATTAGTCATGCTAATCGGATAGTTAAATACTGTATATCCGTCAAGCTGTTCTGAATTGACGCTGATGTTTGTAGTCGGATAATATGTGGATAGTGATTTTAGAGATTTGATTTGTTCAAGCGATAATTCTTCTTCAGTTTGTGAAGTTAATACATAAATTACATATGTATCTTGAACTAATTTAATTGCTGTTTGCCTATCCGTAAATCTATCATCAACAAAAATAATGCTGTTATTGCTAGGAATGTACACATATCCGCTTTTATCAGTCCACATCGAACTTTTATACCGGTTCGATATAGTACGATGCTCTTTACTTGCATCATTAACACTGAATGCTAAATAACCATTTCCGTTTGAGTGGAGACCATGTGATGCATTTACATCTTTAACATCTTTCAAGTTTAATCGCTTTACTTTTCGATACAATTTTCCTTTCTCAACATCCACATAATCACTAACATACTGTTGTTCACCGATTGTGACGTTGCCACCTGAATTTACAGGGATTGCGTTGAGGGTAATATTGTTAAGCGTAACAGATTGAACCTTTAATCCATCTTCATTTATTACTTTAACAGTCGGATTCACCACGCTCTTAATCTCAACTGGATTTTCGGGTGAGGGTGTTCCATCCTGTGAGAGTTTTCCATATATCATCATATCTTGAATCTTTCCATTATCAGAATCAGTCCGCCCTGATTCGATGCATAGAACTTTGTAATTTTGTTGGATAAACCATCCTTCAGTGAAGCAACATCCTTTTTATTCTGTTCGATCTGCTTTGATGCATCCTCTACACTTTTTGCAGATTGAGCCGCATTGTCAGCAGAAGTCTTTGCACTTTCAGCTGATGCAGCAGCATTTTCCGTATTACTGGCAACAGTCTGAGTGTTTTGTGCTACTTCCTGAGCATTATTCAAAACAGTTTGGGCGGCTTCTTCTACAGTTGCTCTATCATCCGCAACGGTTTTAGCATCATTCCCCACTCTGGTTATGATCTTTTCTCCCTCAGTCTTTACGGTATTGACCGATGTATTTTGCTGATTGGTGATTGTATCTATTGCCTGTTGTTTTGTAGTATTAATCTCTTCTTTCGACTGTTCAACCGCTTCGGACACTCTACTGCCAAAACCGGCAATCTGTTCATTGACATTCTGCTCAGATTCAGATACTGTCTTTCTTGACTGTTCGGCGCTCTGAGCAGAATTCGCAGCGCTATTTTTGCTATTTTCCGCTTGCTGAGCCATCTGGACTGTATCGGAATGTAACTGTTGTACATCTGTCTGGTCTGCTTCTATTTCCTGCTGTGCCAGCTCTACTGCTGCTCTGGATATTTCTACCTGTGCGGCTTTATTAATCACATCGTTATATGCAGCAGTGTATTCCGGCGTCATATCTCCGGGCGCAGCTATCATCTGCCAATGTTCTGAATTGTGCCCCGAATCAGGGGCTATTCCGGTGATTGTTGTCTCCAACTCTGCCTGGCAGAAATATGAGCCGCCCTGATATGAAACTGTATCAAGATATTCATACGCAGCTGAGTCATCATATTCTCCTCGTGGGTTTAAGGAGATATTTCCTAAATCTGTTTCTGTATAATTATTTACTGTATTTGACATCCGGTACCTCCTCAAACTTTCAGCCGGTATTTCAAACGTGATCCGATTCGTTTAAAATTCACTTTATCAATAGTTGGATCTGAATACATTTTTAAACGGCCCTTGACAACTTTAAAAGCTGCAAAGAAAACATTTCCTGTATCACCTTTCAGACTTTCATGTTTTTCTTTCACATAATCGTCTATCTCTTTCTTTGCCTGTTCACTTTTCTCTGAAACCTCTTCTACAGAATCTTTTGCTTCCTGGCTGGCTTTCTCTGCCCGATCAGCAGCATTGTTTACTTCTTCAATCGCTTCCCGGAAGAATTTCTTTTCCTCCGGTGCATCTACAAGATCTGTGTTCGGCTTTGGTCTTGCCCGGACCGGGATTGTGATCTTGTATTTTGTTTCTCCAGATTCAGTATCTGTAAGATAGATGAATGCATAGATACTGTAATTGTCTCCTGCGACCTTCCTGAGAAAGCTGTCAGGAATCTGTACCTGTGCAGTTTTGTCTTTTACGGCTCCGATCTGAATCAGAGATTCTCCTTCCTGATCCTGATCAGAAAAATGGACTTCAAATGTTGCAGGAAGAGTAATTCCTTCTATCTGCAGCATCTGGCCATAGTCATACTGCCAGAGGGAGGTTGTTCTCGCATATGTGTAATCGTTAAATGTTGCTGTTATGATATTGTTCATATTTTTATATCACCTTCTTTTTGCGCCGGCGCAATTTCAAGTATAATAGGAAGAGCCTTTCAGATCTGCTCAAATATTTCTTTTATTCTATTTTGGAAAGTTTATTGATATTTACATATTCCTTAATTGCTATAATGTGTTTTTGCAATTCTTCGTTCATTGCAACAAAACTGCCTTTATTGTTTGCGCTGATTACATTCCCTTCAGAATCAAGGGTTGAATATGTAAATGATACTCTTTCCCCTTCTCCAGTTGTAATCAACGCTACTCCTGTAAGTCTGTTGATTCCCATAGCAATCCCTCCGTTTCATTTACAATGTTTTCTATACTCTGTTCAAGAACTTTTCTTGTCTCTTTTTCATCTTCATTTGTAGCATATAACATTTTTTTCGCTTCCGGGCTTTCCAGGCGTTCATGGCTATATCCTCTCTGAATACATTTGATTTCCCATGCAAATGAAAGGTTCGCAGTTCCACGTACAATAAAATAATTGCAAAATTTTTCTGCCTTATTTACATATAGATTTCCCTCGCCTTCCGGTTGAATAAATACTAAATACTCCTGTGTTCCTATAGTTTCCTGAAAAATATCATCAATCTCTATCAGACAGATGCCATTTTCATCAGTTACTCCATGCCCCATGTCACCAAAATATGGTGCCGCTGTTTCATAACAATACTGGAGCCTTTCGCCATAAGCATCCGTATTAACTCTTCGGCTTTTTGAACCTCTTACACTCAAATCCCCTCTTATTTCGACATTTCCCGCAAAATCAGGAGTATAGTTAGCAGGAAAATTAACATATCTCAAAAAATCAACCGTATTACCATGAATATCCATTATTGGCGTGCCACTTCCGTCGTATAGTATCATCGACACAAGTGCTGTTTCCGATCCATTACCACAGGCTATATAACCACAATTACTATTACCAAGTCGAACAATTAATTTTCCATCAACGAGCTGCGCCGTTCGTGGTCCATAATTTGCCGAATCACTGTCACTGGTAGCTATTCCATTTCTGCCAATATATATGCTACTTTTTGTTGCTGCGGATTGTTTATTAAAAAAATCGCCATATGTTAATGCATCTTCATTTAACGCAAAATTTGCAATCGTTCCTTTTTTTGCTGTAATTTCTGGACCATCTATCTTTCCCTTTGACAGAACAACACCGTCACTACTCATGCTACCAATTTCATTGCCATTACTGTCTTTTAATTTAAGGAGTCCGTCATTATTATTCTTTCCGCCAAGTGTGAGCGTCCCGCCTTGCGCATATGTGAACGAAACATATAACTGCTTATCTTTCAGATATATACCCTTTGCTTCGCCATTATTAGTCAGAACATTAAAAATCTTTTCCTGGTCCAACTGCTTCATGAGTTCCTCAGCATCTACTTTTGCAACTTTTTTCCACTGTGCTGTGGCACTGGATGCGGTACCAGTGTATTTCCATAACATATTGATGTTATTGCCATAATTGTTATGATTAGGGGATTCTGGATAAGTACTTCCTGACACGTTAGTCACAGAATATGAAGGCAGTGCTTTTGTTGTGCCGCTTACTTGTGATTTATCCAACATTATTGATGCAATGCTGTCTATCTTAAATCCATAGAAAGAACAACTGCTTGTATCAGTTCGCCAGTATAACCAAAATACATTGCCTGGCACCTGTACCTTCTTTCCACCAAAACTTCCACCTAATTTTGGTAAGGCTTTCTTCACTCCATTATCTTCGTAATAGATTTCAACCCAGTCAAAACTGACAGATTCTGTTCTGCAATTACTGTTGAATGTAATTTCCAGACCTGCAGTACCCGTGTTAAAAATATATACATCACCGGTTGTTGGATTAACAAAAATATCTCCATTATGGAGTGCATAATCTTTTGCGTTCCATCCAGACGCAGGCTGATTAGATAGCGTTGGTGTGTAATCCCCGTAATAATTTCCAGACTTATCCTGTATGGCAGAATCTACATAAGTCTTTGCTGAATCCTGCGCCACTTCTTCAATTGTTTTTCCACCCAATTGGAATGAGTTTGCTACAATATCGACCCGTCCGGTTGCGGTGTCAGCCTTAAACATAATATTTCCTTTAGGGTCTAATACTGTAAATGCTCCAGTATTGATCCAGTCAGCATTGATTCCGATACTGTTCAGGATTTTGGTTATCATTGTACCGTCTACTGTCAGACCTGCATTCCACTTTTTTCCACCATCCGTAGAGACAGCCCAGCCCTTCGCATTTAGCTCAAAAACAACGCTAGATTCTTCCAGTGTCGCATGATCACACAGATAGTATTGTTTACCCCCATCATCATTCGTCTTTATTACAGGGTATAATCCCTTATCGGATTCCATAGCTTTTTTTAAATTCTCTAAGGCATTTTCCCATTCTGATTTATTTTTATTGATGTTCTTTCTTACATTCTGATAGATTTTAGTTGCTGCGGAAAATCTTTCGGCACTATTGCGTAGTGCCGATTCTGCGTTATTTGACATTTGATTGTCTGCATCAATAGAAAATACAACATTAGTGAAAAAAGTCTTATATGACTTTAATTTACGGTCATATACTATTGCTCCATCCCCCGCTTCAATCGTAGGGTCTTGCAATGAACTGACAGTCATTGGTCTGAACCTCAATCCAACAACACGCTCACCAATCATAGACGCTATTTCAGCAGCGTTGGTACTGTTGATGAATTTATTCCCATCAATGACAGAAGCATATCCATCCGATCCAGACTGATAAGTTACCTGTCCAGATTCTCCACCGTCTGTAACGACCCTTACACATGTAATTACTACATCATCTGTATCGGCAGTTATATCTGCAACAACATTAGTCTGTAAGGTATGTATATTCTTGCCGGCTGTCAGATCTGACATGTTGTACCATCCGGCTGTCAGCTGTCCATCTTTATTACATTTCCAGAAATGTCCTGAAATCTGTCCAACCCATGTCAGGGCATCCCGGAAAGTCATTGTAGAATCGTCAGGTTTATCCGAAATAACATAGTCATAATGTTCAAACTGTAAAGAATCAGTTGCCAAAGTCACACCGCAACATCTACATGCATCCTGTATGATCTGCAAAAGTGTAGCTGGATAAGTAAGATTGCTTTTTTCATAACTCACATCAAATTTATGCATGTTATCCAGGCATTCAAGCGTGATGATATCACCGTCGTAGCTCGGATCATCTACTGTAAAAACGCCCTTATTAACTGATTCTGTTTTACCGTCTAAGTCTAATGATACTTTTACATCTGAAATCACAGCATTTGTAAAATCATAATCTGTAAAATCATCATACATATTGTTCAGTCTTAAAGTGAACTTCTGGACGATTGCTGAACCTATATCAAAACCGTTTGTATTGGATGTAGAATCATCAACCACAAATCCATTTTCCCACAGTTGACTATCATTAATAGGTATTGCCTTACCGGACGCTAATGTAATTGTACAGGATCCTGAAAAATTTCTGTTATCATCTTCCAATGCCGTCTTGAATGCGGCTGATACATTAATCATTGTCATTACCTCTCAATCACGTCAAAATCAAGTGTGGAATAACGCTCATGACCTTTTGCCCACCATTTCACGTCTGCTTCCATGTCACCGGTATAAAACTCCCTTGTCACATCCCGCCCTTCCAAAGGATCCCAGTATGTAACCATCACATACTCAGGATCAAACGCCTGAAGGATTGCCGTGATCTGGGTCTTTGTCAGATTTACCCAGCCAAGGCTCAAGGTGCGCTTCTTTGCGATCCTATTCTTATGCATCTTAACATCCTGTGTTCTTCCTGCATTCTTTGCAGAAACATCTGACTTTTTCCATTTAAACTTTGATACTTCTTTAGGCAGTGTCACACCGCCCACTTTAATTACAATGTTGTCCATGTGACACCTCCCGTCAAATTGTCTCAGTTACCGCAAAACGGTAATCATATTTCTTTTTACCCTTGCGAACTACCTTGTACAGTGTTTCGCTGTCGGCTTTCAGTGTAAATTCAAGGGTAACATCTTTTTCAGCATCATCCCTGTCAAGGATTCCACTGGCATTGAATGCATCAAGTACAGCTTCAAATACACCATTCTTGATACCTTCAACGATCTGGTTGTTATTGGCTACTGCGTTTCGACTTCCCATTTTACCGACCATCTCAGGTCCTGCTTCATTGGCCACAAACAACTGTCCCGCTTCTGGAAAACCGCCTTTCGCATACCATTGTAAATTGAAACGTGGAAGTGAGAATGAAAAATTACCAATGTTAATGGATCCACCAGACCAGTCCCAACCGATATGCGGCATAGGGATATGGAAATTTGAGAATCCTTTTGCAAAATTCTGTATTGCATTTCGACCTACATTAAATAGGTTTGGAATTGCAGACGATATCTTATTTGGAAGATTACTTAAAATCGTAGTAAATGTACTCCAGTTACCATTAAAACCTCCTTTTAAACCTCCCACGATATCTTTTCCTTTTGATGTTACTTTTTCTTTCAGATTTCCAATCTTGGTAAATACTTCATCCTTAATCTTTCCAACATACCTCAAAAATCCGCTTTCTTTTACAGATTCCCAGCCAGTCTTTAAACCAGTAATAGCATCTGAACCTTTAGACTTAATCCATGACTTTGCATCTCCCGCTTTTGTCTTAATATAAGTTCCAATTTTTGACACAACTTGTCCAACTGTGCTTTCCTTTACAGACTCCCATCCGGTTTTTAGTCCTTCCAAGGCATTTTTTCCTTTTTCTTTTAACCACTCTTTTGCATTACCAAGTTTATCTTTTATCCATCCCGGAAGTTTCTCTACCCAGGATAAAAGTGACTGTAAATTATCTTTCAGACCTTTAAGCAGACCACTGATAATATAAGTACCCTGCTCTGCCATGACAGTTGATGGTGAGTGAATACCAAATGCTGCCCGGAATCCATCCATGAATGGTTTGACGATATGATTCTTTATCCAGTTTCCTACATCAGATGCAGCCTTTTTTATTCCATTTATGAATCCTTTCCAAGTCCACTCACCGGCTTCCTTGAAATTATCATCAATGTATTTCTTTATTCCAGCTACTGCATCAGTAAGAAGTCCACCGAAAAATGCAGATAGCCCTGCAAATGCTGCGCCCAGTAATTCAAATAATCTGTCAGCTATGCCGTTCCAGTCAACTGAAGCAATACCATCTCTGACTTTTTCACCTAATGTCCACCAGTCAACGTTCTCAATCGCAGATATACCAAAATCAAGAATTCCTTTAATTCCAGTTGAAAAAGTCTGCCCTATGCCAACGAAATCAATCGTATTAACTGCATTGTTTATGGCAGTTGCAAGCGAGGTACCAGCACCGATCCAGTTGAAATTGCTTACTGCGGTATGAAAGAAGTCTATAATGGTATTAATACCATTACCGAATGACCTGCCTACCAGCCCCCAGTTGGTTGTCTGGATGAAACTGTTCAGTGTATCAGTGATACCTTTTGATATGTTCCGAACTGTTCCCCTGATGAGATTCCAGTCCAGACCGCCCAAAGCACCATTGATACCATTGCCAATTGCCTTACCAAGGCTGTCCCCGTGGAAATTTCTGGCAAATGTATCTGCCATGCCAAAAGCGGTATTGATACCTTGTGCAAGGGTATTACCAACCAGTTTCCAATCGACAGTTTCAAGGAAACCATTCAGGAAAGTGGCAACACTCTTTGCAATCTTGTTACAGGTGTTCTTGATCTTATCCCACGGAATACTCTGCAATGCGGCATTCAGTTTTTCACCGACCATCTCACCTATCTTTGTGAAATCAGCTTCTTTCCATGCCTGTTTGATCAAGTCGGCCAGTCCTTTGATTTTTGACGGAATTTCTTTTGTCTCAAACATATCAGATGGTGATAAGCCACCTGATGTATTGGCTCCATTATTACCGCTATCATTAGAGCTGCTGTTGTCATCCATTTTGTTGATCTGGTCAAATCCAAGGATGGTACGTTGCAGGTCTTTGTTTGCCTTCTGCGCATTTTTTGCAGATGATGCATTATTATTCAGACTCTTTGCATAGTCCTGCTGAACCTTTTTTGCAGTGATATAAGTGCCTTTTCCTGTTAATGCACTCGTCAACTGACCAAATGTGTTCACCACTGAAATGATCTTCTGTATGAGACTATTCAGTATTGGTGCTACCACATTCAATATCGGTGCAAATGCCGCCGCAAAAGCATTTTTTAACTGCGTCAGGGAAGACATCAGCATTGAAATACTGTTATTTGTCTCACCACTGTACTGCGCCAGGTTTTTGAATCCATCTACTAACGCACTTCTCAGCTTATTCACCAAAACAAATAGTGACCTGATACCGAACGCATATTTGAGAATGTTTTTTAATCCACCGCCCAGTCCACCAGATACTGATTTTGTTGCACCTGTGAACCTTCGTAAAACAGGAATACCGCTTGTAAACTTCTGTATGAGAGCTGCAAACGCACCAGATGCTTTTTGAATAGCACCCGATGCTAAAGTTTTAAGGCCAGAGCCGACACCCGAGATTAATTTTTTCAAACCACCCCAGCCTTTTGAGCCAATATAAGCAGCATTGCTTAAAACACGGCCCAGAACAGGAATTTTTTTTATCGCTTCGGCTACGGAACCTTTTACTTCTTTGATACGTTCCACTGTTTGTTTTATGACAGCATTAGCCGTTTCAAAACTATTTCCATCGCTCAGCTTCCCAGTATGGGCAAATTCCATGTCTTTTCCACTGAACTGCAACAAATTTTTCTTTCCCTGAAATGCTTCCAAGCGTCTTTCAGCAATCCTAATCTGTTCATTAACTCCTTTGATAGCCTCTGTGTTCTCACCACTGCTTTTTCCTGCCATCAATTCTCTTTTCTTTTGGTTAAGTCTCTCCAGAGTCTGGGTTGCACGTTCTATATCTTTTTCTGTTTCTGCAAATTCGTCCGTATGTATTTTTATACCTGCTGCAAGCTGTGCCTCTTTCACGTATTGTTTCATTCCGTCATACATAGCCTTAGGTAATACGCCTGATTTCAGATCGCGAAAGGTATCTTTGATAATGCTCCCTGTATTTTTTACATCCTGAGGTATACTATTTGATTTCATGGTGTCTTTTAATTTCTGGAACACCGAAATCTGTTTTTTCACAGACTCCGTTGCATCATCCATTTTCATAGCCTGTTTGACTTTTGATGTTTCAGACTTAACAGAATCACTGACATTTTTGGTCACTTTCTGGGCTTTTTCCATTTCTTTCTTGTAAGAAGATGTGGACGCTTCCAGAATGACTTTTAATTTTGCAAGTGTATCACCCATACATTTTCACCCCCTTCCTGGCATAAAAATAAGCAGGGTTACATTCCCTGCTGCCTTCGTCTGTTAAATTCATCAGCCCACCGTCTGCGCTTGTCCCTATAATCGGCAAGTTCTGCTTCCAGCTTCTGATGTTCATAATTTTCTTTATCTTCTTTGAATGTTTGTGGGTAAAAATCCCATGGATTACAAAGTTCAGTCTTTTCATTGAACAAGGTTGAAAGGTTCAGTGTCAGAACCTTTGACAGAATAAAGTTATCACTGATCTGCTGTTTCCTATCTCTTGCTCTGCATCTGACATAGCTTTCCATCATATCCATGATCTCATTTAAAGTGGAATCCCAAAATAATTCAGGCCGTATTCCACAGTCTAATGCATCCGGGTAAATCGCCCACAAATATTCGCTTGTAGTTGTTACAGTTCTTCGTCTGTTGCTTCCAGAATTTCCGTTGCCATCTTCGGCGTAAAAAAACCAGATACCGCCAGAGTCGGAATCACAACATTTTTGTACAGATCAATCTGACTTCCACCCTCTTCAACATATTTGTCAAACAGGTTCAGAATATCATCATACTTAACCCCATGTTCCCACGGAAGCATTGCCGCCTGGATGATAGTAAGCATTACAGATAATGCCGGCATATCATCCACCAGATGCATGATATTACACTTGTATTTATTTTCCAGCTTTTCAATATTAGATGCTTTAAGTTTCAGACAGTAATCTCTGCCACCAATAGTCCAGTAATGAAAAGGCTTTCTTTTCTTCTTTGCTTCATTCAAATCTACAACTTTTGTTTCTTCCTGATTTTTTACTTCTTCATCTAAACCACCCATGTTATATCCTCCTGAATTTTTTATAAAAGACCCAGCATTATGCCGGGTCTGTATAAGTAATATCTGACTGTACCATCATGGTCACTTCAAATTCGATAGCACCATTGACACCGCCACCTGTACGCTTAACAGATACCTGAGCAGCAAAATCAATTGTGCTTTTATCGGCATCAGTTTCACGAAAATACAGTGTCGTTCCATCTTTATCTGCCTGTCTTAACACACGATATGGACAATCCGCTTTTGAATTATCATATTTGAATTTATATGTCATTTCAGGCAGATCACCGATACCTTTTTCATACTTCTTATGTGGATCAGTCAGGACCGTATTGTCCACCTTTTCCGGATCTGATCCAATATCCGGAATTTCTTTTAAACCCGGAAGGTCTGTATAAGTTGTTGAGCTTCCGGAAAGGGCAGTTTTAGAATAGCCCAGTTTTGCTCCATTTGCTAACATTTATCTTCACCTCTTTCTTAATTCCAGTACACTATGTCGGAACTCATATCAATGATTCCTTCATAGCGCATTACTTTATGTTTCAATCCGCTTGGATCTGGTGCATCACCGCAATAGGTTCTCACCAGACCTAAAGCAGAAACAGCAACATCAACTGCAAAGGCTGTATCAGATGTGCTCTGGTTGTGCCATATATCAATTTTATATGACACCTTAGCCTTCTGTTCAGCGTTGTCAGTACGTTCCCACACGCTGTTATTTTCTTCTACATATTGAATAGTTGGGAAGTTCGCCCAATCTTTCGGATATGTATCTGACACATTCTTAGTAACAGTAAGAAGTGCTGCATATACCTGATCTTTTACATTTTTCATTTTCCCTCCAAATCCGCCCTGAAAGTTGCTTTCATTCCTTCCAGGATTGTTTCCTTGTTATTTTCCAATGCCGGATACATAAAAGGATGCGCCGGCTGTCCTGTACACTGATAGAACCGTCCTTTCGGAGTATCAATATAGAACCAATGGTACTTTTCTGCTACCCTCTGATCTATCTGGCTTTCATGAATCCACCAGGGGGACTGTGTATAAGCCGGTGTGATATCCGGAGCAATTCCTTCATGCCGGTCCTGTCCTTTGGGTCCAGTGCCAAATTCCACATAAGGTGCATACGCCTTATCTGTCCAACAAGCTCCCACAATGGATTCATTCTGCTCTGTGACCTCAGAAAATATGCTCTGTTTGAGTTCTCCTGTATCAGTTGGGCAATTTAAGGCCGCTGCTGATCTGACTGTCTGGATTGCTGACTCTACCGCCTGTCTGGGATTTAGTTGTGACATTGCGTTGAGTTTCTGTTCCAGTTCTCTGGTTCCGTCTATACTCATATCCGTTCCACCTCCAGTGTAAGGAAACGATATGGTTTGATGGATATAATCTTATAATCCGGCTTATGATCCTGATCTGCATACAGACAGATCCCATCTAATTCCTGCAGATCTGTTCCATCCTCAAAGATATAGTGAGGATTCCCTTTTTCATCTGTCCTGATCTTATATTTCCCATCAAGCCGCATATTACGGATATAGCTCAGACGCTGACCATACTGCTCTGCCTGAGCTTTTCCGGATGCCGGCCAAGATTCTCCGGAAATGGATGAGGCAGTACCATATTCTTCGTTGGTACTGCCTTCTGAATCCTTTGTTATAATCCTCTTTTTATGATAATAAGTCTGAATCCTGTTTCTTCGCATTCTCATGAGTTATTCCTCCCACTCTGGCAAGACGGTATCTGTTCAAGATGTCATAGATCTGTCTGGGAGCAGATTCAAATGAATAACTTTCCCCACCTTCGCTTCTGGAAGTCTCGCCTTCTGTCCCCATCCTGTTCAAAGCAATAACTGCAAGATCTCTCACTGCTTTTTCCAGAGGCGTAATGATCACGCTTCTGTTTGTATATCCTTTTACAAAGTCTGAAGCTTCTTCCAGATAGGCTTCGATCAGTTCTTCATTGGTTTCTCCTGTCAGGAGCTTAACTCTTTCTATGTCTTTGGCTTCTGCCATATAATCACCCTTTCAGGATATTGATAAGATCCTGTTTTGCTAAGGCGGAAACTCCTGTGAGTCCTCTTTCCTTAGCCAGAGTCTTTAATTCTTCTACGGTCATTTCTTCAATGTTTTTCGTGGCTTCATCAGCAGAATTTGATGCTGTTTTCTGAGATACAACCTCTACAGGTTTAAATCCATCATTCATCAGCTTCTGAGCAGTCACTCCCCCTGCTTCTCTTTCCACGTTTTTTCTGATCAACCTCATCCTTCCGCCTCCTGAATGCTTAAATAGATAGAATCCAGCTTATTATCCAGAACCCAAATATCATGGAAACGGCGATAGTCCATCTGCCATGCATTCAGTTTCTGGTTGATTTCCGGGTCAAAGATACGCATGATATCCTGTTTGGTTACTGCGATCGGTGTGGTTGTCGGACAAATGAAGAAGTTCAGATTCTTAGCTGTACTGCCCTTCTCGTATCCCCCTTTTTCCTGACCATCTGTCTTGCCATCATTAATCTTGATTGTTGTGTACATACGGTTGGACGGTGTAGAAATCAGCGGAACGCCATCTACGGACGGTACCTGTGTGTCAATGCCGCCTTTAGAAAATGTTACTGCTGTAATCTTTCCTGCAAGTTCCAATTCCAGTTCCATAATGAAGTCTGGCGTTGCCTGGCATACAAGCGGACCGTTGTATCCTTCTCTGATTGCCTTAATGCCCTCTTTTACTTTACGCAGGGCAGATGTTCCTGTTGTTCCTGGAATATAAGAATATCCGATCATTCCAGCTTTATTGGCGGTGATTGTTTCTGTCGCAATTTTTGAAATACGATATGCATCAATCTCCGGAACAACCTGCGCTCTCTGAAATTCTCCCATGACAGCTCCTGCCGTAGTTACAAAGTTATTTTCATTGATATCCATCGGATCAAGCTGGAACAGGCGTCCACGGTCCTGAGTCATTTTTCTGGTTTCATATTCCAGAGTAACGGATCCTCTCTGATATCCGTTATCACGATCATAATCTCCCATTCCAGATACGCTCATCTTCGGAATTTTAACTTCTGCTCCGCCGTTATAGATTACCTGTCCGGCATTGGCATCCATCCAGCCGGTTGTTGCTTCCAATACCGCAATCTTATCAAGCTGATTCTGAAATAAGGTTGCTGTTGCTAATGTATTAATTGCCATATGTATTCACTCTCCTTTAATAAATGCCCATCATTGCATTGAATACCTGCTTTTCAAGGGCTTCCTGTGCATCTGTTCCTGGTGCTTTCTTCGGTGGCTTTCCACCTTTCAATTTCTCTTCCACTGCTGACTCTACCGCTTTCTGGAAAGCAGTTTTGACCTTTTCCATGGACTTCATGCAGGAATCTGCGTCTGTATAATCCAGAACTTCTGCAAGTTCTACCGGAAGATTGTCGCTGACCAGGGTATTCTTTGCTTCTGCCATCAGTTCTTTTCTGGTTACTGCTGCCTCTCTGGCAGTCAGATCCTTTTCTCTCTTCTGCTGCAGATATTTTGTTTTTTCATCTTCTGTCATCTTTGCCAGCTTCTCTGCTTCAGAAAGCTTTTCATCTGTCATTGTCTGCCATTTCTTCTGTTCATTGGAAACTGCAGTGTTGATTGCCTTCTGCAGTCTGCGATCAAATTCTGCCTGATTGTCTCCTGTTTTCAGGAAATCATCAAAGGATGGCGGATTGTCTGCACCGCCCTGATCCGAACCACCATCTCCACCGGCTCCGCCGCCATTCCCGCCATCTCCGGTCCCAGCATCGTCTCCTTCTGCGAATAACTGCAGGTTCATTGGAACTTTGCACATTGCTTTTACTAATCTGTTTCTCATGTTATTTCCTTTCTGCCCAGCCTATTCGTTTTCACGCCCGGGCCATTCAGTTTTTTGGAGTAACCCGCTTCTTTTACGTCTGACGGAAAAAGACACAAAAATAAGATGCTTCACCCCGCGTCTCAAAGGGAGATGCATGGATCACCTATTCCTTTCCCTTGTCTGCTGCTTTTTCAGTTTCTTTTACAATCTCGGCAACGCCTTCATGAACCAAATGATCAGCTCTGGCTTTATCTACTTCCAGAACTGTTCCTGCTTCAATGATCTTGTTCAGACGTACATCGCTGTAACGTTTGATGCATTTTACTTTCATCCTGCTCACCTCCTCCCAGTTGCGCCGGCGCAATTACTCTACAAACATCCAGTCTTCTGCGAGCATATCCGCCTGGGAAGCAAGCCATCCCATCTGTACGCCAGATGTTCCAACAAAAGCGATGGCTTTATTTCCGATTGCGTCATGCTCACAATTTACAATCTCATTATCGGCAGTCTTATAAGAAATCCCAGTCGCAAGCTGAATATGCTGTTTCTTACCGTTCCAGCCTTTACGTGCCACTTTAAATCCTCTTTTCAGGTACTTAATCGCTTCTCCGAATGAGAATGTTGCTTCTCCACCAAGTATTGGGCAGTTCCGACTATCCGCATAAACCCACTCATCGGAAAGAATATTCTGAAGCGTATACTCCACATTCTGTGTTTCTCTTATATCCAGACAGCCACCATCTTTTGTGTACATAAGGATTGTCTGGGATTCTTCATCCCACCACCAATAACCCGCCCATGACGGAAGTTTTACTGGAATTCCAGATTTCATTTCTTCAAATGCTTCTTTAAATTTCATTTTCTTGTCCTCTCTTTCTTAAAAACGGGTATAAAAATACCACCGGCCATTTCTGACTGGTGGTTATTCTTTAATGTTTACTCTTCTGAACTGTTAATAACTCTTTCTATATCTGCTACTGTTTTATCATATAAAGTTTCCCAGTTTTCCGGGGAAGTGCCAATATCTATAATCAGGGAACCATCCGGAAAAACTTCCATAACGCTGCCTTCTCTTCCATCTTTCAGGAGAACTGTATCAAATTCTTTTATTTTCATCTACTTTACCTCCTTGATATAGGCACTCGCCATAGTTACGCTTTTATCGTCAGCAGACCATCCAACGACAACATTTGCAGGAGTTCCTTTTAATCCATACAAAACAATCTTTTGTTCATACATATGTTTTCCATATCCATTTACACCTTTGCTTAGTGCTGGATACTGCGGTGCTCTTGCTATAATCTGCTTTTTCAGGCTATTCCAGTTTTCAGCATCGTATCCAAGTCTGCTCGAGAAAGCATCTCCTTTTGCAAGTCCTTCTGGATGTGATCCTCCGAACAGATACTTTTCAAATTTGGCATCTGCTACCATTGCATTTTCTGCATTCGGCAGTTTCAGCTCCGGATGCTGTAACAGCTCATTTCTTCTCTGATAATCAAGCTTTGTGAATCTCCATTTCTCAGTATCATTATACTTCATTTCCTGGAAGTCTGCAAAACGTTTCGGCGCATCTTTACCGAGGATTTCCCGGTATCTTTCATACTGTTTCTTGTCTGAGGCAGCATTCTGGACGGATTTTTCTTCTGCTTCTGCCTGGGCATTACCTTTTACATATTTCTTATACCATTGATCATATGTCATATTTGCAGGAACTGTCTCTGTACGTCCTGTTTTTGGATTATAGGCTCTCCGTTTCATGTTCCTTAACTCATCCTCATCTATGACGCTAATCGTTGTGGATCGGCACCACGGATGCATAGGTGGATAATTCTTTCCTGCTTTCCGGTCTTTCATGGAAAATATCTTTCCATCCAGTTCCCGGCAGATCTTACTGGTTCTGAGGTCTAAAGTTGCAAGATAGCGGTATTTTTCTATTCCGCATTCCTCATAGGATCTCGCAGTCAGTTCTCCGGATAAGAAGCAGCTCTCTGTTCTTACCAGGCGTCTTGCCTGCATAGCTCCTGCACCACAACGGTTCATGATAACTTCTGATGTCTCTCTATCTGTCCTGCCGGTCAGTAAGCTTACAAGTAGTTCCTGTTTCAATGTTTCAGAAAGTTCCTGTGTGTTCTTCCAGATACGCTGTGAATAATGACTTCCAGACCAGTTCATGGAAAGTACCTGGCTAATCTGCTTCTGGCTGATATTTGAAAAGCTAAATCCGTATCCCGTCCGTTTTTGGATACTATAGATTGAATGATAATATGTATCTTCGCAAAGGTTCTGAAAAAAACTGGTATCAAATAACTGTTCCTGCTGGTATACCTCCTGCATAACTGTGTCAACTTGCCGCAGGAGGTCCTGCAGTCTTTCTATCCTGACGCGGTATGCCGGCGCTTCCAGCTCTCGAAGGAGCTCCTGCTTGGTCTTATCTGAATCTTTGTTTCTCAGAGCATTCAACAATTCTTCCATGGATGTCCGGTCTTGCATGGTATTTAGTAAATTCCATGCCTGCGTTTCTGATACGCCATGCTTAGTCATATACTTTTCAAATATATCCTTGGCTTTATGGGTAAGCAACATAGATGAGTTTCGATATACCTTCGCCAGCAGATCTGCTGTTTGTTCTGCATCTTCCATTCGATGATACATATCCCAGGCTACTCTGTTTTCCCAGTAGGAATCATTCTTCATTTACATTATCCTTTTTCTTTTCAGGCGACTTCTCTTCCTTATCCGGATCTGTCTGATCTGGCGGAGTATTTCCCTGCATTCCAAACATTTCCTGCTGCCGCTTCAGATTCTCCTCTGTTTCCTCATCCAGTGCTTTCAACTCATCATCTACATTGTCTACAAACGGAACCTGAGACAGTAATGTCTTTCTGCTTACTTTTCCCCAAAGGTTTGATACGATCTGAGAGATTTCAAGGAGATTCTTTGGCAGTGCTCTGGTGAAGGTCATTGTAATTCCGGTTGGATCTATGCTTTTTCCATGCAAACCAAGGAAATTGCAGAAGATCTGAACACGCTTTCTCAAGCCTTTTCGATAGTATCTGGTCTTAATCTTGGTGATGTTTTCCATCCCCAGCAGTTTAAATTCCATTGCTACACCTGAGACATTACCTCCGAAGCTTTCATCTGTCATACATGGAATGTGGGAGAATTTATGGATATCCTGCTCTATTGCCTTTTTCAGGATTTCCACTCCAGATTCATCGAATGTTCTGGTCAGATACTCTGCCTTGGCACCGTCTGGTACTTCCAGGACTTTTCTCTTCTTCAACTGCTTCATAGCTGCAGTCACACCATCCTTCTTTTCTCCGTTCTCATCTTCTATCTCTTCATCTGCAAGCAATGTTCCGTAGATTGCCAGGATTGCATCTATGAACTGTTCTTTATCAGTGACTCGATCACTCATCAGAACGTTATAGGCATCGATCAGAGGAATCTGCAGTTCAAAATCACCAATTGCCAGTTTATTATTCAGGTATTCGATGATCGGAATCTCTCCCAGATAATGAGGAATTGCCGATTCTGTTGTCTCCTGGCGTATGCTGTTATTCTCAATGTCCAGTTCATATTTATAATTTGCGGTAACTACAGTTGCCATGTAATGATCTGGACGCTGTCCGGAATCATCTTTTCGGATATAATAATAGACAGCAAAGAGTTCATTTTCCTCAATGCTGTCATCTTTTACCATGAAGGTGTTTTCTGCTGAAAGATTCTTTATACACAAAAAGTCTTCGTTTTCTTTTGTATAAATATATTCATAGGCAAGTCCATAGATAGAAAGTTCTAAGCCATTATCTCCGTCTACTTCATCTGCGCCTGCCAGCTCCAGGGCATCTGTCAGATCTGTAATATCACTTTCTGACTTGTAAGATACTGGATTCCCGATGAAATAGCTACTGGCAGTATCTGCAATATCTTTGGCATGATTGCAGACGAGCTTATTCTCCCGACCTACATCATCTAAAATCTTATGCTTTCCTTCATAGTAAGTCATATTTTTCTGTAATCGGCTTACCATGCTGATGTGCTTGCTGATCAGCTGACGAATTACTTGCTTGTCCGGGTTCAGTTCATCGAATTTTTCTCTTGGAATTGTGAATGTATACATGTTTCTCACATCCTTACGTCTTTTAGTTTGGCAAGTTTATTGCCGATTATGGTACTACACAGGTAACGTGTTGCATCCATTGCGTGATCATGTTGCTTTATTGGCTTGTCTTCGCCTCGTTCCAAAGCTTTTTCATCCCAGATGTAGGAAGCAAATTCTTTTATTGTTTCTATGCAGGAAGAAGCAAATACAAGCTGTTCCAGATTCAAGAGCATTCCTACCAGACGAATTCCGTCCAGCACATCATTTTTTGCTTTGATAACTTTATAGCCGCGCTTTCTAAGCTCCGCAATAAAAGAAGTAGCTGCTGGGTCCACAATAATCGCTTTAATCTTTGTTCCATCCAGCCACTTCTTTAAGTCGTCTGCATATTCTGAATCTGTTTTCTGTTTGCCTTTATCTCTTCCGGAATAGTAATACTCTCGAATACAATACCATTTCCCATTGATTCCTTTGTTCCAAAGCAGGAATACGGTCGCATTCTGAGTACCGTAGTCGCAGGATACGTATCTGTTGCCATTGATCAGTAACTGGAAGAAATCACGGATATTCTGAACGTGCTTTTCTTCATCGAACATATCATAAATAATGCCCTCTGCTGCCGCCCATAATCCCATGATGTAGCGTTTGAAGAACACTCCTACATACATCTTCCGGTACCTGGCTTTTACTTCTTCATCCAGGGATAAATTGTCATCCATTGTAAAATGGAGATAGAGGATTTCTTTTAACCCGGCTTCCTTGCCTTCTGCTGCAGCTTTTTTCCTGATCCTTTCTGATTCTTCCTTGCCCAGATATCCTGTGGATTTATCTATCCAGTTGAGTTTAAACCAGTGATAGGGTCCATCCGGGTTGCAGTTAAACCAGAACTTACTTCCCTTTACAGAACAACGTCCTGTTGCCTGGTTCACAAAACTCTCTGGCATCAGGGCAACTTCATCAAAGAACACCCCAGCCAGTGTGATGCCCTGGATCAGATCCTGGGAGCGCTCATCCTTACCGCCAAATATGTAGAAATAGTTTTCTTTTCCTTTCTTTCTGATGGTCAGGAGATTGTCAGCTCTATGATCCGTGATGGAATAGCCTCTGGATCGGAGCATCAGCTTTAGCCAGAACAGAACATTTCGCCGGAAGGAACCAATGGTTTTTCCGCACATGGCAAAGTTCTGACCGTTAAAAGTACTCATTGCCCACATGGCAAATGATAAGGACATGCTGATGGTCTTTCCTGATCGGATTGCTCCATCTGCAATGATTCCGTCTTTGTCGTGTACTGGTGAACCTTCACACCACCAAGTCAGAACCTGCTTCTGCTTTTGCGAAAAGGGGGAAAAGTGAAATGTCTGTCCGTTCTGTTTTGCAGATCGGTTCTGTTTCATTTTATTGAGACGTTCTCTTAATGCTGATATCTTTTCATACATCCACATCACCCCAAACAGATTCTGCAGATGCATTCATAGCATCTAGGAAGCCATCATCTTCAGTATCTTCGTTTTGTCCATCCTGTTTCAGGAGTTCAAATTCAAATCGCATTGTCTCAAGTTCCAGACGGGCATCATCATATCCAAATTTGTGCAAGGTTTCGATGGCTTTCTGCTGCCTTGCCTGGACTCTGGTTAATGCATCCTCAATTGCCTGGATCTGGCCTAAGATTCCTTCGTATTTCCTCAGTTCGGTAGGTTTTCCCTTTTCTATACCGGAACTGTATTCTGTTACTGACATTCCTGAAGGGATAATTTCTCCATCATCTCCTGTTTCTGACTCCTGTTCTTCTAACTGACGAAGAGATTCTATTCTTTTCAGCATCCGGTGTTCACGGACTGTCAGAAGACGGATCTCCTGAAGTAAAAGCTGCTCTTTATCTGGCTGTACCATGGCAGCTAACTGTTTTTCTTCTGGATTTAGGGTATCAAAAAAGAGAGTTTCAAACTCTCCTGTTTTAACTGCATTCTTATTTCCAGGTGGTCCGTTGCCACCATGCCCTTCTGCATTTTTGTTTCCAGGCTGACCACCTTTTCTTCTTTTGGAGCGTTCCGTATTTTTACGGAGCGTTCCATTCAATTGTATATCCCAGGAGTCCTTTGATTTCCATCCTCGAATTGTCCCAGGTGAAATATTCAGTTGACTTGCAATCTCAACCAAATCAATCTTTCCGCCATGTTTTTTATATATTTCAAAAGCTTTATTCCGGTTCGGATCTCTTGCTCTTGCCAAGCCTCACCACCTCTCATTCGTTTCGTTTTTTGATATTCATTAAAATACAGTCTTGTCGTCACTATATACGACAATCAATTGGACTATATATCCTAAAGGGGCTGTCGCATTAGCAAAATATTTTTTGCTAGGCGACAGCCCCTATTCATACTTTTTATTAGCTTACATATTCTGAATATAATTTCTTCAAAGAGCTAAGCTCCCCATTTCTAACATCATTCCACATTATTGAGAACTGAGAAAGTTTATCCGTATCTAATTTATAAAGCCAATCCTGCTCGTCATTATACAAAACGCCCTTTTCCAAAAGAAAATTTAATATATTCTTCTTTTTCTCACTAAATCCGATGATTCTATTATCTATAAAATCCATTTTTCTTGCAGGTGTATCTTTACTATGCGATCTTAAGCAACTAAAGATTCGTCTCACTACATTTGCAAATGATTCAAAATCATCAGTCTCTAATTCAAAAGAATTATCAGCTTTATATGCAAGCAGCTTATAATACGATCCTATATTATTTGCTGAGATTTTTAAATTATCTTTTTTATCAAATTTTACTTCAAACCGGCATACCGCATCCGAAAGTGTATTAAATGTATTTGCAAAAATATTACATATACCTGGAGAATATGCCTCAATCAAAACCTGTTCACTTCCCCATGTAATCTCATCACACACAATAGTCGAATTATTTATACGAGCTTCTCCATTCGGCTTCCCAACACATACTTTTCCAGTAATATCAATATAACAATTTGATACTTGATTTATATATACCCCTTCCGATAAATCTGTTAACAAAAATTCAGATAATAATGATATTTCTTCTTCTCTGTTCAAAAGAAATTCTACATAACATTCATTCTCTGTACCACTTATATTCAAAGACGCACTATCTCCCAATCTAGCATGTGCTTTAAATGAATTATACATCAAAGGAATATCTTTTCCCTTTATCCTGTTACTTGAAAACAATTCATAAAATTCTATCAACATTTGCGATGGACAATATTTGCGATTATCAGCCAAAAACTCTCTCACAAAATCATGTAATTCTTCATTTGCTAAACCAAATGCTATTGCATAATCGCGAAATGCTGGTCCGGTAAATTCATAACATATATTACCACTCTCCTCTTTCGAAAAAATAAATGGGTGCTGTGGCAATTGAGTGTTTACAACTTCTAAATATTCATCACGATATGCTGTTGGCACTGCATCATCAATATTTCCAAAAATAGTAACATCATCAAATAACACTTTTCCAATAATTCGATTAATCTGTTCTTCTTTTCTATACAAATTTTCAAAATCAATTTTTATACACCACTTTACAACTTTTTCATAAAAAAATATCGTACAGGACTTTCTGATGTA